CATAAGGAGCATAAGTAATGTTAGGAGCATTGATAGGTCCTATAGCTAATCTTGCAGGTTCATGGATGGAAAGCAAGGTTGAGAAGGTTAAAGCTGAAGGACAAGCAAAGGTTGCACAAGCTAAGGCTAAGGCAGTTGTAGCTGAGAAGGTGGCAACAGGCGAAGTTGAATGGGAAAAGTCTATGGCAGATGCCACAGATAATTCATGGAAAGACGAATTTGCCTTGACAGTCCTACTTTTACCTGCTATACTAGTATTTATACCTAGCATGACAGAATATGTAAGAACAGGGTTTGAGGTATTGAATACACTTCCTGAGTGGTATCAATATCTTTTGTTTATAGCTATTAGTGCATCATTTGGTATCAAGGGTGCAGGACAAGCTATGAAGATTATGGGGAAAAAATAATGTCAAACATAATTGAAACAAACTTTGGAACTTTAATTAATCCTGCTAGAGTAGCCAATGGCAGTGCTTCTAGTATAATAAAACAAGGTGCTTTCTACACATTCTCTTTAAAGATAAGTAATGATGATATTCGTGAATATTCTTTTACTAATAGACAAAGAGCAGAACAGATGAGAAAGATTTTAGTAAGTCACTTAGAGCACATGATTAGTACAACATCAAGGAAAGCAAGCAACTAAATGAACTTAATAAAACTACAGAATGAAATAGCAGATGATGAAGGTGTTAAGTATGAAATATATAAATGTTCAGAAGGATATCCTACAGGGGGTATTGGACACCTAATAACTGAATGGGATGAAGAATATTATGAACAGCCTATAGGCACAAAAATTCCAAATGAACAAGTTGATGATTGGTTTGCAAAAGACATACAGGTTACATTAAAAGACTGTAAAATTATATTTGAAGAATTTGATTCTTTACCCCAAGAAGCACAATTAGTAATTGCAAATATGTGTTTCCAATTAGGAAGACCAAGACTATCTAAGTTTAAAAATTTTATTGCTGCAGTAAAAGACCAAGATTGGGATCGTGCAGCAGATGAGATGAAAGACAGTAGATGGTATAAGCAAACAACTGCGAGAGCAGAGAGACTTATATCTCGCATACAAGTATTAGGAGTACCGGTGTAATGTCAGCATCAGATAACAAAATGATTGAGGCTATAGCAAAGATGTATCCTAAATTAAACAAAACTCAAATTACTAATTTTGTAAAGAAAAAGAAAAAACCTATAGCTGTAGCAAGTGTTACAAAAGTTAAGGTTGGTGTTATACCAGCCAAGAAAAATAAAAAAACAAAGAAGAAAACATAATGGCAAAAGAACTAACAGAAAAGCAACGTAAATTTTTAGATGTGCTCTTTGATGAGGCAAATGGGGATGTTACACAGGCGAAACTACTTGCAGGCTATGCACCTACCAGTTCTACGTCTGATATCGTCAGAGGCATCAAAGAAGAGGTTCTAGAGGCTACTCAAATGTTTATGGCACGTAATGCACCTAGAGCAGCAGTTGCAATGGTTAGTGGTATCAATGACCCTACAGAGTTAGGTATAAGAGAGAAGATGACAGCAGCAAAAGAATTACTTGATAGGACAGGTCTAGTGAAAACAGAGAAGATGCAAGTAGAGTCTACTGGTGGTGTTATGCTTATGCCAGTGAAAAATGTACAAGCAGAAGATGACTAAGATACTAGATAGGTTAGTTGCACAACTAAAAGCAAAAGGTAAAACAGAAAAAGCAGCTTATGCAATAGCTATATCACAATTACAAAAAAGTAAGAATTTAAAAAAGAATAGCACAAAGCCAACAGTTAAAGGTATAAAACAAGGAAATAAGACTCCTAGTGAAAGAGCTAAACTAAGACAAGCAAAGTATACTAATAGAAAAGCTTCAGATTTTAAGTATAATAAAAAAACTAATAGAGCAACACTCAAGACATGAATAATAGAAGTATAGGAACTTGGGAATTACCCCAACCAACAGATTTAAAAAAAGATGATGAATGGATTGAAATACCACGTATAGCTAGAACAATACCTTTTGGTTATGTGCAAGATGAAAAAGACCCTGAGACACTTAATCCTATAAAAGAAGAACTAGACAAATTAGAAATGGCTAGAAATTATGTTAAACAATATTCCTATAGGCAAGTAGCTAATTGGCTATCCACACAAACAGGAAGATACATTTCTCATGTAGGACTAAGGAAAAGGTTACAGAATGAAAAAAGACGTAAGAACCAAGCTAGAAGCCTTCGCAAGTGGGCAGAGTATGCAGAAAAGGCGATCTCCAAGGCGAAAGAAATTGAACAAGAAAGAACAGGTGCAAAAGCCTATTCTTGAGTCTAGAGTTCAAGAGGTTGAAAATATAACAGAAATACCCATTGAGCAAAAGCATAATGTTATATTTAAACCAAATGAAGGACCACAGACAGAATTTCTAGCGGCAGGAGAAAGAGAAGTACTATACGGTGGTAGTGCTGGTGGTGGTAAAAGTTATGCCATGTTAGCAGACCCATTAAGATATATGAGTCACCCATCATTTAGTGGACTACTATTAAGACATACAACAGAAGAATTGAGAGAATTAATATTTAAATCTCAAGAGATATATCCAAAAATATATCCGGGAATTAAATGGTCAGAAAGAAAGATGCAGTGGGTTGCACCATCAGGTGCTAGGTTGTGGATGTCTTATTTAGATAGAGATGACGATGTACTGAGATATCAAGGTTTAGCATTTAGTTGGATAGGTTTTGATGAATTAACACAGTGGGCAACACCATATGCATGGAATTATATGCGTTCTAGATTGAGGTCGGTAGCAAAAGACTTACCAATATTTATGAGAGCAACAACAAACCCGGGAGGCAGGGGTCATCATTGGGTTAAAAAAATGTTTATTGACCCTGCTCCATATGGAAAAGCATTTGATGCCACAGATATTGAAACAACGGAAGTACTTAAATACCCAGCAGGACATGCAAAGGCTGGTAAACCTTTATTTAAAAGGAGATTTATCCCCGCAAGACTATCTGACAATCCTTACCTTGCAGAACAAGGGGATTATGAAGCCATGCTATTATCGCTACCTGAACAACAAAGAAGGCAGTTACTTGATGGCGATTGGGATATTAAGGAAGGTGCTGCCTTTACTGAGTTTGATAGGAATATCCACGTTGTTGAGCCTTTTAGCATACCTACTAATTGGGTTAAGTTTAGAGCATGTGATTATGGTTATGGTAGTAAGTCTGGTGTTCTTTGGTTTGCTGTATCTCCATCTGAGCAACTCATTGTATACCGAGAGTTGTACGTTAGCAAAGTCCTTGCCACAGATTTGGCAGATATGATAATGGAACTAGAAGAACACGATGGTGGTATGAGATATGGTGTTTTAGATAGTTCTTTGTGGCACAAAAGGGGTGACACAGGACCTTCTTTAGCAGAACAAATGATACAAAAGGGATGTAGGTGGAGACCTTCAGATAGAAGTAAAGGTAGTCGTGTAGCGGGAAAGAATGAAATACACAGAAGGTTGCAAGTAGATGAGTTTACGGAAGAACCAAGATTAGTTTTCTTTAATACTTGTACTAATGTGACAGCACAATTGCCATCTATACCATTGGATAAAAAGAATCCTGAAGATATAGATACGTTATCAGAAGATCACTTGTACGATGCATTGAGGTATGGTATAATGTCAAGACCAAGATTTAGTTTATTTGATTATGACCCAAGAGGTGTGCCAACACACTCTATGCCAATGGCAGATGCGACATTTGGATATTAAGGATAAAACATGGATGAAAATGACGAAATAATAGTAGAAAGTGAGGCAGTTTCTCTAGAAGATTCTGAAGATACAGCTACTACAGACGTACATACTACAAATATAATTCCATTTATAATGGAAAGATACCATCGTGCAGATGATTATAGAGAACAAGATGAACAGAGGTGGTTAAGAGCCTACCGTAATTACAGAGGTTTGTATGGTTCTGATGTTCAGTTTACAGAAGCAGAAAAGTCTCGTGTTTTTATTAAAGTGACTAAAACTAAAACATTAGCTGCCTATGGGCAAATTGTTGATGTTTTATTTGCTAATAATAGATTTCCGTTGAGCGTAGACCCTACGGAACTACCAGAAGGAGTAGTAAAAGATGTTAGTTTTGATCCTAAAGAACCTGAAGAACTTCGTGGAAGCACTAGTTTATCAACCTCACCTTATGGCTATAAAGGAGATGGCAAAGACTTACCTAAAGGTGCTACTGCAAAAACTTTGGAAGGTATGCTTGGTCCTTTGGAAGACAAGCTTAAAGATGTTGAAAATCTTAAAGCAGAAGTTGGTAAAACTCCCACAGCAATTACGTTCAGCCCTGCGTTGGTTGCAGCAAAAAATATGGAAAAGAAAATCCACGACCAATTAGAAGAGTCAGGTGCAAGTAAACATTTAAGAAGTACAGCCTTTGAAATGGCGTTATTTGGTACGGGTGTTATGAAAGGACCTTTTGCTGTTGATAAAGAATATCCTAATTGGGATGACGAAGGTGAATATGATCCTACACTAAAAACTGTACCTCAAGTATCTCATGTATCTGTATGGAACTTTTACCCAGACCCTGATGCTAATAATATGGATGAGGCACAGTTTGTTATTGAGAGACATAAGATGTCACGTTCTCAACTGCGAGCTTTAAAGAAAAGACCACATTTTAGAAGTGAGGTTATAGAAGCTGCTATAGCAGAAGGTGAGAATTATACCAAGGAGTCATGGGAAGATGATCTATCCGACTATGCACCTGAACACGGTATAGATAGGTTTGAAGTTCTTGAATATTGGGGTATGTGTGATACTGAAATGCTTATAGAACAAGAAATAGATATACCAAAAGATTTACAAAACTTAGACGAGTTACAAGTTAATGTATGGATATGCAATGGCAAATTACTAAGAATGGTTCTTAATCCTTTCAAGCCATCCACAATTCCATACATGGCTGCACCATATGAATTGAATCCCTATTCATTCTTTGGTGTGGGTATTGCTGAGAACATGGATGACACGCAAACTCTTATGAATGGTTTTATGAGAATGTCTGTAGACAACGCTGTGTTGTCAGGCAATCTGCTTATTGAAGTAGACGAAACTAACTTAGTGCCGGGTCAAGACTTATCTGTATATCCGGGCAAAGTGTTTAGGAGACAAGGTGGTGCTCCGGGTCAAGCTATTTTTGGAACAAAGTTTCCAAACGTATCACAAGAGAATTTACAGTTATTTGACAAAGCTAGACAGCTTGCAGATGAGAGCACAGGCTTACCCTCATTTGCTCATGGGCAAACTGGTGTATCAGGTGTAGGTAGAACTGCATCGGGTATATCAATGCTAATGAATGCAGCAAGTGGTAGTGTCAAAACTGTTATTAAGAACGTGGATGACTATCTACTTAAACCATTAGGCGAGGGTTTATTTAGATTTAATATGCAATTTAACTATGATAAAAACATCAAAGGTGATCTAGAAGTTAAAGCTAGAGGTACAGAAAGTCTAATGGCTAATGAAGTACGCAGTCAAAGACTTATGCAATTCTTACAAGTTGCATCTAATCCAGCTCTTGCACCATTTGCTAAGTTTCAGTATGTTATCAGAGAGATTGCAAAAGCAATGGATTTAGACCCTGACAAGGTTACAAATAATATGGATGAGGCTGCGTTACAAGCAGAACTTATGAAACAATTCCAAGCACCCCTAGACAATCAGCAACAACAGCAACAACCACCTGCGGGAACAGACCCAATGGACCCAACAGGAGCAGGTGGAGCAACTATTGGTACTGGAGTAGCACCAACTCCGGGTGAACAAGGATTTACAGGAAGACCTCAAGATGGACAACAACAACAAGCAACAAATAATCAGCAGTCTGAAGCCGTTGGTCAACAACCTCAAGCTACTGAACAGCTTCAATGATTATACTGATTATTTAATAGAACAACAACATAAACTATTAGAGCAAACAGACGATATTATTATAATGCATAGGGCACAAGGTGCTGTAGCATTGTTACGTAGACTAAAAAGACTTAGGGATGAAGTAAATTCAAACAATGGCTGATTTAAATGAACAAATGGATGATATGTTAGGCAGTAGCTATGTAGATGATACTACAACCAAAATGCCTTCAGGTTTTGAAAAAGTTCAACGTAGATTACGTGCCTCAGACAGAGGTGAGGGCGAAGTCTTTGTTGATAAAGAAGACGCAGACGAAAGAATAAAATCACACTTAACGGGTATGGCAGTTGGCAGTGCAGCATTTCCATCTGACGTAGTTACGGGTGTTACAGAAGCTACAAAGTTTATAAACAAAGATGATATTTTGTCCACTATGTTTCCTACGGCTTCTAGTATAGCACCTTATTTAGAAACTATTAATAAATATGTTGGTAGACCGGGTTTTGAGGAAGTTTTAAAAGCTTTAAATATAAAATCCGACCCTACAAATCCTGACCAAATTGCAGGTGAGATAATGTCACCGGGTTTTTATGCTCCTGTTTATAAAGGGGTGCGTAAATTATCTGAAGAGGCTATGAATATTTTAGATGATATTAGCACAACCTTTGCAAGCCAAAAACTTGCAGTAGATGGTGTAGATGTTAATGTTATAAATAAAATACCAGAAATAGATACTTTTAATAAACCTACTATAAATTTAAATGAAGTAGGGGGTAATACAGCTGCAGGTAGAAAAGCATACTCAGATTATGTTACAATTGAGAAAAGAGCTATGTTAGGTAAGGATTATACTCCTGAAAATTATGATAAATTAACTGATGAAATTAAAGATGATTTATACAAACTTACAGGTGCATATAGAGATGCTGAAGGAAATTTTAAATTTAAAATACCTACTGCTGATGCACAATTAAATGTAGGTTTTTTATCAAATCCAAAAATAAACATTATAACAAGACGTGATTTTTTTAATGCTGATAATATGCCGTCTGAAGGACTTAGATTAGAACAAATATTAAACTATAAAGATTTATATAATCAATATCCTGATTTAGCTTCTAATTTAAGAAAGAGGACAAAAGACACAAAAGAAATTCAATATGACATATTAAAAGACATAAAGGTTAAAAACTTTGATACTTATGTTAAGGAAAGAGGTTTTGACGAGAAACAAATAGAACAATTTAAAAATAGTGGTACACGAGCTATGTATAGTAGACGTGCTGATGGGAAAGAAACTATATATTTATCAAGTGGTAGCCTTAATGAAGTAAAAAGTGATTTATTGCATGAAATACAACATGTTATTCAAAGACGAGAAGGTCATCCTACAGGAGCCGCACCAGAAGATTTTTTAATGAATCCTAAAACTGAGTTTGGAGCTTCTTATATGGGATTATTAGACACTATAAATAAAGAAAAAGAAATTTTAAAATCTGATTTTGTAAACACAAAAAGTTTCAATAAATTTTATATTGACGTATCTCAAAAATTAAATGCTAATGCTAATGTTGGTGATGTTGCAAAAGGTATGGATGATACTATTGAAATTTTTGATTCTGCTGTGGATAAATTAATGCTTATAAAATTTAACAAAACATTTGCAGATTCTGTGCAGGGAACAAAAGAATTTTATAAACCTATACCTGTGGATCAATATCCTAAAATAACTGATAGAGGAGAATTATTAGTTGATTCTACTAAACCGTATCAAAGTTATAATTTACGAGACGTTAAGTTTACTCAAGACGAAGAACAGTTAATTAGTTCTCTTGTTAAGTATGATGATTTTTTATATTATATAAGCCAAAGATTAATTTTAGAACGTCAAGTTAGAAATAAAATTATTATGGAAAAGCAAGCACATATAATGTATGAAAATGTTATAGGTGAAAAGCAAGCTAGAAAAGTACAAAGAGATCAAGA